GACAATAGTTTTGATCTAAGTCAATTTGGCTTATTTTTACAAACTGGCACATTGTTTATGGTTTTTCATATCAATGATATGGTGGCCATGTTGGGTCGCAAAATAATGAATGGCGATGTGTTTGAATTGCCGCACCTCAAAGACTACAACTCTTTAGACACCAGTGTGCCTGTGGCATTAAAAAGATTTTATGTGGTCAGCGATTGTACCAACGCCAGCGAAGGGTTTACCCCAACTTGGTGGCCACATCTATGGCGTTGTAAACTGAATCCGTTAACAGATTCTCAAGAATACAAAGATATTTTAAATCAAATAGCAGCCGGCGATGATACCACTGCCAATTTGGCCAGCATAACAAGTACATTGAGTAAATATCAACAAGTCAATGATGCCATCATTGCTGAGGCTGAATTAAATGTGCCGTATTCGGGCTACGATGCTAGTCATTTATACTATCAGTCAATTACTCCCGCTGGCGATCCTGGTGATCCAGCTGGGTTAACTGCTGATGCTGGGTTAAACCCCACTGCCGACGATTCGTATGCCGGTAATACTGCCGATAGCGCAGTGTTAAGCACAGATACCAAGGTGCAAGGATATTTAACTGCTGATGGTTCTATTCCCAACGGGTTGCCTGTTGCAGTGGGCATAGCTTTTCCAGCACCAGCAACCACAGGAGATTTTTGTTTGCGCACTGATTACTTTCCAAATAGATTATTTAGATACAATGGTACTTACTGGGTTAAAATAGAAGATAATCTGAGAACTGAATTAACTCCGGGTCCAAGCAATCAGACACAACGTAGTTTATTTGTCAATGATGCCAGCACGTTCACAGATGCTCTTGGCACTCACACCACACGTCAAAGTTTAAGCAAAGCACTAACTCCATCAGCGGATAATTCATAATGTATCAACAATATTTTTACGATGGACAGATAAGAAGATTCCTTACACAATTTATACGTGCAGTAAGCAATTTCCAATGGCAGTACAATGCCAATGGCGTAAACACCCTACAACGTGTGCCTGTGTACTATGGAGACAGTAGCCGACAAGTCAGTGCCATATTGAAAAACAACAGCGAAAATGCTTTGAATGCAGTTCCTGCTTTTGCGGCATATATCTCAGCATTGCAATACGACCAATCAAGGCTACAAGATCCCACTTTTGTAAGCAAAATGAGCCTTAGAGAACGTGCATACGATGCCACAACTGACAGTTATACTAGTACCCAAGGTGCTGCCTACACTGTAGAGCGTTTGATGCCAATTCCTTATAAGTTAGGAATAAAATTAGATTTATGGACCAGCAACACTGATCAAAAATTACAAATTATTGAACAAGTATCTCAACTATTCAATCCAAGCTTGGAGATACAAAGTACAGATAATTACATAGACTGGACCAGTTTAAGTTATATACAACTACTAGACACCACATGGTCAAGTCGTAGTGTGCCGATTATGAGCGAAGAGCCCATTGATATTGCCACTTTTACATTTGAAATCCCAATTTGGATTAGTCCTCCAGTCAAAGTTAAAAAACTAGGAGTGGTGCAAAAAATTGTCAGCACCATGTATGATTCTCGAGGCAACGTTGATACTGATAATATTATCAGTAATCCCACACTTTCCCAACAAAGTTACACACCACTTGATTACGGATTACTTTACATCGGTAATCAACTTACATTATTGTCCAATGATCAAGTTGTTGATCCTGTTACCAAAACTGCTAAAATTGGTGGGCCGGTAAACTGGAGAGATTTGTTATCAGTTTACGGAAATGTGGTAGTGGGCAGCACTGAAATAAGACTGGCACTTGATACTGGCACTGAGCTGATTGGTCAGATTGCAAATCACCCCTATGATCCAACAATCATGCTGTACTCTCCCATTGAAGATACGCTGCCAGGCAATACCATTCCTCCGTTGTCAGCCATCATTAATCCAGAAAATGTTGAGGTTAATAGTGATATTCTAACCCCTGCTACTGGAACAAGATATTTAATATTAAAAGACGTTGGTAGTTATATCAATCAAAATCCTGCGCCAGCGTGGGGATTCCTGGTTGCTCATGCCAATGATATTATACAATGGGACGGAACAAAATGGGTCGTTTCATTTGACAGCAACAACCATGGTAATGTAGAATACGTTACAAATAATACTACAAATACCCAATACCGATGGACTGGTACTCAATGGGTCAAGAGTGTAGAAGGACATTACAAAGGTGGCGATTGGAGCATAGTAATATAACACGGGGCTGTGGCGCTTTGATCTACAGTCTTGCCACAGGACGATATTTATTTCTGTTGCGCAATCAAAAACGTCATGCCGGATCGTGGGGATTGGTTGGTGGCGGAGTTGAGCACGGTGAAAGCGTTGCTGTTGCCCTACAGCGTGAACTATCAGAAGAAATAGGAATTATTTCATATAATAAAATAATTCCCTTGGAAAGATTTACCAGCGATACTGGTACATTTGAATATCACACCTATGTAATTACTGTGGACTCAGAATTTGTTCCTCAGTTAAATCACGAACATAGGGGATATGCATGGACTGCTATAGAAGATCATCCCAGGCCATTACACCCGGGAGTCTGGAGAACGTTTAGTTTTACAGTTATACTGGATAAGATCCGAACACTGGAAAATACATTAACCGATGTCGGCTTCAACCACAAAGTCTCTGTAACTGATGTGTCTTAGGTTAAGTTGGAACTTCCATTGTTCTGGTAACCACTGAGTACCCCATTCAGAAATATAAACAAAATCTACATCACTGTAGGTATCAAACACATGTTGCATTGTTTTTGTCCAGTAATCTGATGACTGTGGATAATTCTTGATATCATATCCTGTGGTGCCTGCGTAAACATTATACTGGAACCCAGCGTCATCGTTGCCGTCAAATCCCAGCAAATATACTTTTTTATGTCCATCAAAACATGCAATGTATGTGGCAATAGAACCAGCATTCCAACCTGGATCTTGTGGTGTTAAATAAAATTTATTGGGATACTTTACAATGTCTTGGGCATTGGCGTACACAATGTGGTCTTCACAATAGCCAGAAGCAGCAAGTTCATCTAAAAATTCATAAGGGCCAGTGGCAATTAAAAAGTTTGGTTCAAAGTCTCTATACAAGGCATTACACCCATAGGTTTGTAGTGCTCCGGCGCCCAATAATCCACCTTTATGATTTTTAATCATGTTGAGATCAAAGTTTTTTCTGTGCAGGCCATTGCCAATAATCAATGCTTGATTTGAAATTTGATTATTAAAAATAGTGCTGGGGATATGCTCTTTTTCATATTGCCATTGTCCGCCAACAAGTGCGGCCTTGGTAATAATTTCTTCGCCGTGATAATCTGCGCGATATAATTTGTTAATTTTTTGCATTACGAATTCCTGTTATAATGTATTTATTATTGCTACATTGGTATAGCGGTTCTAGACAATTTTACAGTGTTATTTGAGCCTGTTCCAGATGCCCAAACTGTGACTGTGCCAGCATAGATATTTGCAGAGAATGTCATTAATTCACTGGTACCAGTGTAATTAACAGCATAAGTTACAATGTTTACATTGGCTCCATCCTGTGCCAGCAATATTTCTGTGGACTGACTCTGTGAGTTATTTAAATTTCTAGTAGATATTAGATATTTTGCACTGCAAATTGTGGCATTATCAAAATTATCAATGGCAACATCTCCAACTCCGATGCCAGTGACCGTTTTACTGCTGTTAAGAATTGGCGCTGCACCGTATGTTAAGTTGGCGCCAATATTAACATCTCCAGTGATACCTGCGCCGCCTGTAACAATCACAGCACCTGTGCCAGTTGTAGTGCTTGCAATACCGGTTGATGCAATTATTGCACCATTGGAAGCAACTTGCACACCACGTGTGCCACCGGTTGGGTAATCCTTGTTCCTGACAGTTGCGCTAGTTCTAAATGTAATAGAGCCACTGGAATATAATTCAGTTCCGGCAGCATTTATACCTAGACCCTGTGTGCCTTGTGACCAGGCTTGTATTATAGAAAAGTTGTTGGATCCGTATGCATATGCAAATAAACTACCAAATTGGGTTGTAGTCACATTACCATAAGCGCCGTTGTCAACTGTTAGCGACGTACCAATGTTTACATCACCACTTACACCAATACCTCCCTGTACCACTAACGCACCAGTTGTTGTGTTTGAACTTGAGGTTCCTGAATTGGCTATTAGATTACCAGCAACTACTTCAAGGCCTGTTACTATTTCTCTACTTAACGTGGTGATATTTCCTACAACTAATAAATTGCCGCCAACATACGAGTCTCCAGTTACAACAGAACTAACTGCATGCACACCTGTATTGGCTATTAAATTACCTAATGTTAAATTACCAACAATGCCAATTATGCCGCCGTTAACAGTCAATACGTTGCCCACAGTTAAGTCAGCATAAGAACTAACAGAAATGTTAGAGTTTGTAGTTCCTGTGCTAGAGGTGTAGGCTGTAACAATACTCTGTGAACTTTCGTTCCAGTACAGGGCCACATTGCTGACCAGACCGTTGGCACGATTAAATAAAAATCCCACATCGGCATTTGGAGATGTTGCTCCTTGATGTAGTACCGTGATTGGATCTAGGAATCCGACTACATCGGTATTAATATTACTGAGCTTAGGTTTGGTTAACGCCATTCTATGTTTGTTCCGGGTCTGTAGTATTTACCACAAAAAACAAAAGGGCCCAAAGGCCCTTTTGTGGTTAAAGTGAAATGTTATACTCTGCCAACAACCACTTCAATTACTGCTTTGCTTACTCCTGGGTAATCATAAAGAGCTTTACCAATGATTGATCCTAGCTTTGGTGCAGAACTGGCTTTGGCAAATCCATGACCAGCACTGACCATTAGGTCGCCCTTTTTAACTGGGCCAATGACGTTACATGGTACACGACCTTGTAGTGCAATTGGAACTACAGATGAGCCAGTTAGTCCACCATTCATCAAGTGAGCTGGATTGGTTGATACAACTCCTGCCACTGCTGTTGAGTCTGCGTCAGCTACAGTAACTTCTGCGGCACCACCAAACATGACCACTGTTCCGGGGGTGTATGATTTATCGCCTAAGTAGTTCTCTGCCAAGTCAGCGTATTGTGCTTGTGTTGATTTACCGTAAATTACGTTAAACCAATTACTTGCACTACCGATATTAACAGCAACGTTAGCAGCTGGTAGCAAGCCCTGAGCACCTACGGTAATTGTATTGTGTGTAGCTGTAGCTGAGTAGAAGTTATTCCAATAAGCTGTTGTGCTACCCAAGTTGACTGAGACGTTGCCGTTTGGTACTATTGCGCCACTGACTGTTAAGCCAGTTAAGGTACCAACACTGGTTACGTTTGTTTGTGCGGCTGTTTGCAATATACCAGTTAAGGTGGTTGATCCACTAGCACCAATGCTGGTTACACCAGCCAATGTTGTGATGTTGGGCTGACTTGCAGTTTGTAGCGTACCAGTCAAAGTGGTTGATCCACTAGCACCAATACTGGTTACACCTGCCAATGTTGTGATATTTGGCTGACTTGCTGTTAGTAGTGTGCCACCAACATTAGTAAATGTACCTGTTGTACCTGACACATTACCAGCGGTAAGGTTGCCGGTAACATTCAACGGAACACTTGTGGACCAACGTGTGCTGGCATTGTCAAATGTAAGTTTAGCATACTCTGCGCCCGCTGGTCCAACTCCTAGTCCAGCACCATTGGCTGCACTTGAAGTGGCCGAGCTATTAGCTACATTAAACAACAAATCATCAATTGTAACTGTTGTTGAATTGATTGTGGTTGTAGTTCCATTGACTTGTAGGCAACCAGCAATGACTACCAAGCCAGTTGCGCCTGCGGCTGCAGGATCAATTGTGATTGTTGATGATACACTAGAAATAGTGTCTGCGGCAACGCTGATGTTACCACCAGTTAATGTGGTTGCTGTTACTGTACCTGCTGCTACTGTGCCAGACAATGTGGCATTAGTACCAGTATGATTTGTACCACTGATATTACCTGAAGTGATGTTACCAGTTACGCTCAAACTACCCAATGTACCTACCGCAGTAATATTGTTTTGACTTGCAGTTTGTAGTGTACCAGTCAAAGTAGTTGCTGAGCTAGCACCAATGCTGGTCACACCTGCCAATGTTGTTACATTGGGTTGACTTGCAGTTTGTAATGTACCAGTCAAAGTAGTTGCTGAACTAGCACCAATACTGGTCACACCTGCCAATGTTGTTACATTGGGTTGACTTGCAGTTTGTAATGTACCTGTTAGTGTGGTTGCTGTGATTGCATTAGCACTGAAATTACCACTTGCATCACGAGCTACAGTAGTGCTTGCAGTGTTGGCACTGGTAGCATCACTGGCATTGGCCAAGGCATTCCATGAGCTACTGTGAGCAAAATACATCTTGCCATCTGCATGACTATGTGCAATAGCCCCGTCAACTAAGGTCGCAAGTGGAAAAGCAGCTTGATTGGCAAAATAGAAAGGTATCATATTTCCTACTGATGCACCAGTAATTGTACTAGTAGCGTTTAAAGTAGTGAATGTACCTGCTGCTGCCGATGTTGCACCAATTGCGGCGCCATTCAATCCTGTTGAACTAAAGCTGGCTACATTTGAGCCGGAGATAGCTACGTTTACGTAACTACCAGATGCTGTGACATTGGCTGCACCTTGATAAATCTGATTTGTTGATACTCCACCAAGCGATCCGCTGCCAGTGACTGTGATATTACCCGATGTTCTAATATCGCCGTTGCCTGCAAAAATTGTTGTGCTACCTACTGTGAGTCCATTTTGGACTACGAAATTACTATTTGCCATTTTATTTTCTTTCCTTTGGTTCCATGTTCCCCAATAAAGGAGTTAGTGATAGCCTATCTATCACTAACTTTCTTTTTATTATACTGGTACGTATTCTTTAAATATCTTCACAGTATTTGTTGCATTTACCGCAGTAAATTGCAATAGTGTATTGCTACCACTTATGGTTGCTGTTACAGCACCTAAGTTACCATTGGTTTGTACCACACCGTAAGTTGTCACATATGCAGTTGTACCATTCTGGACTACCAACACTTCTTGTGACTGATAGTTACTGCCATTGGTTACCTGAACAATATATTTGGCTGTACGATATGTGCCGTTAGCAAACGTATCTATAGTAGTTGCTGATCCTGCACTTGCTACGCTGACGCCACTTTCTTGTGTTACCAAGCCACCTGATACTGGCATGGAGAAACGTGGTGCAGCAGAGCTAGTACCAGAGTAGAACTGTAGTCCACCGCTGTCATCAGGGATAATAGTTACGTTACCGCTTGGGCTTGCCAATCCGCTAACTGTGGCAGTTGTGGTCAATGTACGAACATCAATCACGTCGCCTGATGCAGGAGCTTCAGTGAATGTCAATGTAGTACTTGCAACACTGTATGCCAATGTTGGAATTTGTATAACACCGTTGATACTGACAATGGTAGCAGAACTTGTACTAGCGGCACTCAATGTATATGCTACTGTGCTGCCATCACCGTTAAACTGCTGATCAGTGATAACTGTGAATGTAGTACTGCTGGACTGCCATTGAACACCAGTGTAAACTTCAAACTGGTTCAACGTTGTGTTGTAGCGGAACATACCTGTTGTGGCTGAGCCAAAACCGCCTGCACCCGGACGTTGTCCAGTAGTACCAGTTGGTAGTATCATTGAGTCAGTTGAATTAATAACCAACTTGGCTCCTGTTACCAATGTACCAGATGTTGCACTGTTACCGATGATCACAGAGTCGTATGTGCTGCTTGGGTTGGCCCAAATCAATGTTTTATCATTTTTGCCGTTTACATAGAAGTCTGCACCGTTGCCTGTGTTTTGTCCTGTGTTAACATTGGCGCCCCATGATGCAGTTAAGCTACCAGTTCCAACTGTTGATGTAGTTTCGTTCCAGGTCAATGTAGAAGCCACTGTTATTGGTTGGCTTCCGCTGTTGGCTGTGGCCACTGTTACATAGTTAGTAGTACCAGAAGCTGCATTTACATCAACATTGGTTGCACTACCTGCTGTAGTTGCACTACCTGCTGTAGTTGCACTACCTGCTGTAGTTGCACTACCTACACTCAAACCAGATGCTGTACCAGTTAGTCCTGTACCTGGACCACTAAACTGTGTGCTTGCGGTAATTGTAGTACCGCCCAGGGTTGTAAACGCACCAGAAGCTGGTGTAATATTACCAATTACAGTATTGTTGATACTTGCAAAAGAAGCCGATGCTGCGTTCAATTGACCGGTTACTGAAAGGCTACCAGTTACTAGAGCGTTGGTTCCAACATTTAAGTTGCCTGCAATTCCAACACCGCCACTGACAACTAATGCACCAGTTGTGGTACTTGTACTTGTTGTGGTTGCACCAGCAACAATGTTGCCAGATGCGATAGTTGTGCCACTTGATGTTAATGTTGTGAATGCACCTGTGGCTGCTGTTACGTTACCGCCAGTGATTTGTGCATTACCTGAGCTGAAGTTGGTAGCTACCGCAGTACCAAAGTTGCCGTTTGTGGCACTTGCCTGTGTTAGTCCTGTTGCACTACCGCCAGTGATTTGTGCATTACCTGAGCTGAAGTTGGTAGCTACCGCAGTGGTAACGGTTGCATTACCGCCAGTGATTTGTGCATTACCTGAGCTGAAGTTGGTAGCTACCGCAGTGGTGAAGTTGCCGTTGGTGGCAGTTGCTTGTGTTAGTCCTGTTGCACTACCACCTGTTACCACAGCATTGGCTGTACTGAAGTTGGTCACTAGTCCATAGTTAACAGTTGCGTTACCACCAGTGATCTGAGCATTGCCAGAGCTGAAGTTGGTTACTTGTCCGTAGTTAACATTTACATTACCACCTGTGATCTGAACATTGCCAGAGCTGAAGTTGGTAGCAACCGCAGTAGTAGAATTGCTGTTTGTGGCTGTTACTTGAGTGATACCAGTTAAGTTACCACCTGTGACTGCTGCATTACCAGTACTGAAGTTAGTAGCAACTGCTGTGCCAAAGTTGCCGTTTGTAGCACTTGCCTGTGTTAGTCCTGTTGCACTACCACCTGTTACCACAGCATTGGCTGTGCTGAAGTTGGTAGCAACCGCAGTAGTGAAGTTGCCGTTTGTGGCAGTTGCTTGTGTTAGTCCTGTTGCACTGCCGCCAGTGACCACAGCATTACCAGTGCTGAAGTTGGTTGATACTAAAGTACCAGCAGTTCCGCTGATATTATACACATTGGCACTGCTGAAGTTTGTGGCTTGCAGTGTAGTGAAGTTACCAGTTACGCCGCTTAATGAACCACCTGTGACTTGTGCATTGCCTGAGCTGAGGTTGGTTGCTTGTAGCGTAGTAAAGTTACCAGTTACACCACTTAGTGCACCGCCTGTGACTTGTGCATTACCCGAGCTGAAGTTGGTAGCATTTATTGTGGTTGCATTAATATTGCTGAGTCCAGATACACTACCACCGGTAATTACGGCATTGGCAGTGCTGAAGTTGGTAATAACCGCAGTGGCCAATGTAGCATCGCCAGAGAAATTACCAGCTGCAAAAACTCCTGTGCTTGGATTGTAGTTTAAACTTGTGTTTGTAAACGATGCAGCATTGCCTGCAGCCACGTTAGCAAATGTTGGGTAATAAGTTGCATTACTTGTTGCATTTCTTTCATATATGAAGGAAGCCACGTTTGCTTCTGCAGCACCACCAGAAATACCACCGCTGAATGTACCGTAAATGGTTCCGCTAACAAACAAGTTGTTGTTTACGTTTACTTGAGATGCTGTGACATTGCTTGCTGTGACATTGCCTCCTACGCCAACTCCGCCAGCAACTGTTAACGCACCTGTTGTTGTGCTGGTTGATGCTGTGCTGTTGGCCAATACCAAACCGCCTGCTTTTACTGTGTCATAGATTAAACCAGCGTCATTCCAGTTAATACCAGTGGCATTAGGTTCGCTTTGTACATTGCTAAAGAAGATCCAAGTGTTGCTTGCAAAACTTCTAGCCAAACCAGTGTGCGCATAATTTGGTGCTGTGTAATCGCTGTAGAAACCAATATCATAATTGTACAAGCCTAAATTACCTGTGGCCATTAAATAAAGCAACGGGTCTTGTACTGAAATCATATTTTGGGTTACACCAAAGATATTGTTTGTATAAATGTTACCACCAACCCATAGGTTACCAGTGATACCAGCACCGCCCGATACACGTAATGCACCACTTGTTGTACTAGTTGCTTCACCACCTTGATTAAAGGTAACTACTCCATTTGCACCTAATGTAGTAAATGCGCCGGTACTTGCAGTACTAGCACCAACTGGTGTTCCATTTACACTACCACCAGTTACCACTGCATTAGCAGAGCTGAAGTTGGTGGCTACCAATGTGCCAGCAGTTCCGCTGATGTTATACACATTACCTGAGCTGAAGTTTGTGGCCACTGCTGTGCCAAAGTTACCATTTGTAGCACTGGCCTGTGATAGACCAGTTAAGCTACCGCCTGTTACTTGCGCATTACCCGAGCTGAAGTTGGTGGCTACCAATGTGCCAGCAGTTCCGCTGATGCTTGCATTGCCAGTGCTGAAGTTTGTAGCTACCGCAGTGGTGAAGTTGCCGTTGGTGGCAGTTGCTTGTGTTATACCAGTTAAGTTACCGCCTGTGACTAAGGCATTAGCTGTACTTAAATTAGTTACTGCCAATGTGCCAGCTGTACCGCTGATGCTGTTTACGTTGCCTGAACTAAAGTTAGTAGCTACTAATGTGGTAAAGTTACCATTTGTAGCTGTTGCTTGTGTTAGTCCAGTTGTACTACCACCTGTGATCACAGCATTGGCTGTGCTGAAGTTTGTAGCTACTTCTGTACCAAAGTTGCCGTTTGTAGCACTTACTTGTGTCATGCCTGTTAAGTTACCACCAGCAATGCTTGCATTGGCAGTGCTGAAGTTGGTAATAACCGCAGTACCAAAGTTGCCATTTGTAGCACTTGCCTGTGATAGACCAGTTAAGCTACCGCCTGTGACTGCTGCATTGCTTGAGCTGAAGTTGGTAGCAACCGCAGTACCAAAGTTGCCATTTGTAGCAGATAGCTGACTCATGCCAGATATACTACCACCTGTGATTACAGCATTGGCAGAGCTGATATTTGCAGCTACCAGTGTATTGGCCACACCACTTATAGTAACATTACCTGAAGTAAAATTATTGGCTGACGCAGATGTTATGTTGGCTGATGTAGCACTGAATGTGGCAATGTTACCTGCTACTGCACTCAAACCAGTCAAGTTGTTAATAGAACCGCCAGCAATTTGTGCGTTGGCAGTGCTGAAGTTTGTGGCTACCGCAGTTAGTAAATTAGCAGATGTAGCACTGAATGTGGCAACGTTACCTGCTACTGCACTCAAACCAGTCAAGTTGTTAATAGAACCGCCAGCAATTTGTGCGTTGGCAGTGCTGAAGTTTGTGGCTAACATAGTTGTTGTCTCAAGCTTGAGAGCACTTGTTAGGCTTGTACCAGTTATATTACCACCGGTGATTTGAACATTACCTGAGCTGAAATTTGTGGCCACTT